AAGCAATAGTTTATCAAGACAACCTAAAACATTGGATTATGCATCTCCTACGCAGTTCAAGTTTAGTATCGTTAATTTGCCCAAAGTAGAATACTTTATCATTACTGCTAATCTGCCAGGCATAAGCCTTGAAGGAGTTTCTTTTCCTACTCCACTTAAAACTACACAAATTTTAGGAGATTCAATTACATATGAGAATTTAGATATATCTTTTATCGTAGATGAAAATTACGAAAATTATCTGGAACTTCATAATTGGTTAATTGGAATTGGTTTTCCAAAATCAAGAGAACAATTTAAAGATTATAGAGATACAGAATCAACTAAATTTCCAGGCACTAAAACAAAATATGAAAGCAAAGATATCGGAGATACCAAACTTGGAGCTGCAACTTCAGATAAAAGTTTGTATAGTGATGCAACTATGACACTTCTTTCTTCTAAACACAATCCTGTTGCAGAAGTTAGATTTAAAGATGTCTTTCCATTGTCAATGGCGGCATTAGAATATTCCCAAGCCGATACCGATGTAACATATTTAACAATGACAGCAAGTTTCGCTTATTCATATTATGATATTGTACCCATATAAATAATTGTATAAGTTAACCTATTGACTTGATTGAAAAAACAAGGTATAATATATAAAATGGACTTAAACACATTACAAGAAGAAGTAGATAAAGATATTAAAATTAAATCTGATTCTTTAGATATTGAATCTCTACGAATTCCTGAGATTCATAATAAGTATCTAAAATATTATAATCGTTTTCAATTAGTTCTTAGAAAAACAGAAACAGATTATAAAGAACTTTATAAAGAAAAATGGGAATACTATACTGGAAAATCTTCAGATGAAGTGTATAAAGAAAATCCATTTAATTTTAAAATTTTAAAAGCTGACATTCCAACATATCTTGACAGTGATAAAGATTTGATAGAACTACAACACAAAATTAGTTACAACAAAACAATTGTAACTTATCTTGAACAGGTTTTACGCTCAATAAATAGTCGTACATTCACAATTAAGAACGCTATTGAATGGAAAAAGTTTGAAGCAGGAGTAATATAATGACAAAAAAAGCACCAAAAATTACTGACTACATTGAAGAATATAAAAATATTTTATCACCTAAACTTTGTGAACAAATTATCAGATATTATAATTCTATTGATGGTTGGAATCAATCTACCTTTGGAACAAAAGATGGATTGTCTGCAGAAACAAAAGAAAAAGTTGATATGGATGAACAATGGATTACAAAAAATGATGAGGGTGGACTATATACCGATTTGTTAGCAGGGTTTAAAATTGCACTTAAAAAATATACTGAAAAATATCCAGACATAGTAGTTGAAAATTCTACACCTTTTCGTATGAATCGTTATTCATCACCAAATGGATTTATGACAAGACATATTGATAATATACATCATAGTCATGGTCAACGATATGGATTTCCACATGTAACAATGTTAATGTTTATGGATGATGATTATAAAGGTGGAGAGTTTTCTTTGTGTGATGGATTATATTTAAAAAAACCTAAAGCTGGAACATGTATAACTTTTCCATCTAACTTTATGTACCCACACGAAGTTAAACCAGTTACAGAAGGAACAAGACACACAGTTATGGTTTGGTTAATGTAAAGGAGAAATTATTATGAAAGATTTTAAACATTATAAACTATTCCCTACTCATGTTTTTTCATTTAAAGGTCAAGAAGTAAATGATAAAGAGATGCTGGAATATTTTGAAAAGGAAGTAAAAAAAGAATCGGGTAAGAAAAGTTTAAACTGGCAATCTAGTCCCGATTTGCATAAAAATAAAATTTTTGAATCATTAGTAAACAATATAATGGAAGCTACTAAACAAGCTTGTGATGCGATAAAACTTGATACTAGTTACAAACTTGAAATTACAAATATGTGGGGCAACATTTTACAACAAAACGAATGTCACCCACCACATACACATTCAAACAATGTATGGTCTGGTACATATTATATAACACAATCGCCAACTCAAAGTAGTATTCAATATTTTATTGGACAACACCAATCACAAGTTTTATTACCAAGAGTATCTGAACAAAATTTAGATAACGGAAATCTTATTGGTTTTCCTTCTGAAAAAGGACGAGGATATGTATTCCCAAGTTGGTTAACACATTGGGTGCCACCTCATCCAGATAAAGAGGCAAGAGTAAGTATTGCATGGAACATAATCCTTAGAGGTGAATATGGACATGAAAAAGATTTTCAATATGCTAAAATTTAAAATTGAAAACAAATTTAAGCGCTTTACCACACAGAGGGGTGTAGTTAGACTTAGGTCTAACAATAGCGTCCAGAAACACGCTTAAAATCGCTCTGATATGGTAAAATATTCCAATCATCCTGCGATACCCAAGTCGACCTTTTCCCAAGACTGTATTGTAACAAATGTAAACGAAGTCTATGTTAAAGTAGATTGTGAGCGTTCTTTACAAAGAGATTTAGATTCTTTCTTTCAGTTCGAAGTGCCTGGTGCTAGATTTATGCCATCAGTTCGGAATCGTTTATGGAATGGAATCATTCATTTATATTCTATAGAAACTGGACAGATATATAAGGGTTTACTTCCATATATAAAAGAGTTCGCAAGAAGAAATGAAGTTGATATAACAATTGAAGAAGGCGTTGAATTAGATAGAGAAGTTGATAAAACTATTGTAAAAGATTTTATTGAATCTCTTAAACCAAAATCCAAAGGAAAACTTTTAGAAGTCAGAGATTATCAAATAGATGCTGTACATAATGCTATATCAAACAATCGTGCATTACTATTAAGTCCAACTGCATCAGGCAAATCACTTATCATCTATTCATTAGTTCGTTATTATCAAATGATGAATTTAAAATCGTTGATAATTGTTCCTACAACAAGTCTTGTTGAACAAATGTATTCTGATTTTCTTGATTATGGTTGGAAAGAAAACTATTTACAAAAATTATATCAAGGACATGATAAAAAAGTTATAAGTGATGTTATGATATCAACTTGGCAATCTTTATATAAAATGCCGAAAAAATATTTTGATGAATTCGGTTGTGTCATTGGTGATGAAGCTCATTTATATAAAGCGAAATCTCTTATAAACATTCTTATAAAATTAACTAATGCTAAATATCGTTTTGGTTTAACTGGAACACTTGATGATTCACAAACTCACAAATTAGTTCTTGAAGGATTATTTGGAAGTTTAAAGAAAGTTGTTAAGACTAAAGAGTTAATGGATTCTAAAACACTTGCAGAATTAAATATCAAATGTTTATTATTACAATATTCAGACGAAGAATGTAAATCTATAAAAGAATTCAAATATGCAGATGAAATAGATTTTCTGGTAACATCTAAAAAAAGAAATGAGTTCATTTCAAATTTAACTGTATCTACAAAAGGAAACACTTTATGTTTATTTCAATTGGTAAAAAAACATGGTAAAATTCTACATGAGTTAATAAAAGAAAAGGTTTCTCCAAATAGAAAAGTATTTTTTGTTTTTGGTGGCACAGATGTAGATACAAGAGAAGATATTCGTAGAATAACTGAAAAGGAAAAGAATGCTATCATTGTAGCATCTTATGGAACATTCTCTACTGGAATTAATATTCGTAATTTACATAATGTTATTTTCGCTAGTCCATCTAAGAGTAGAGTCAGAGTATTACAATCAATTGGTAGAGTATTAAGAAAAAGTGATGATAAAGAAAATGTAAAACTTTATGACATTGCTGATGATTTAACATATAAAAGTAGAAAGAATTTTACTTTAAAACATTTTATAGAAAGGATTAATCTTTATAATGAAGAACAATTTGAATACAATATTAAAAAGATTTCAATGAGATAAATATAATATATATGAATGATTTTGATAAAGAAACTCCAATATATTACATAGTTAAATTTAATAATGGTGAAGAAATTATTTGTGAATTAAAAGAAACAAATAAGAACACTGTAAAATTAATTAATCCAATGATAATTCAAAGCTTTGGTGAAACGAATGAAACAAGACAAGTAAAAGAACAAGTTGCATTTCATAGATGGTTACAACCTTATACATCTGAAACTGAATTCGATATTGATAAAAAAAATATTATAACTATAGTTAAGTGTTCAGATATGATGATAACATGTTATGAAAATTTTATATATAAAAAAGATGATGTTAACATAACAAACAAAGAAGTTTCAATTGAATCAAGTAAAGAAAATAAACATAGACAAGAATATGTTACAGTAGAGACTGATAAGGATGTACATTAATATATCCATCTAACCGACCCACATGGTTATTATAAACATAAAAAATAAATTTGTCAAGCGTTTTATAAAAAAAGATTTATAAAAAATTTGACAATA